GATCACCTGTTCAGTACAAACTTTGATGAAGAACACGAAGACCTGAATCCTGGAATTGTGAATGTCATTGCCTGCACTCTGATTGTCCTGTATTTGAAGCGGTATTTCGGATGGACGGACGCTTAATATTTGGCGATAAACCAATTAAATTGTGCCGTTGAGGAATTTGCACCGTTAACAGTGAATCCTGTTCCTGCGTTAATAGTGACTGATAATGCTGTAGTGCTGCCGACTGCCTGTCCCCGGGGGGTAGCAATAACAATAGCGTTTGCCGCAATTCCAGAAACAGCAACAGTAACAGTTCCGCCACTCAATGTCGCAATACCAGATTGTAAGGATGATTGAAACGAAGAAGCAGTATTAAAAAAAATCAAGCCCCCCAAGTTTTCAAAATTTATGTTGCCCGTATCCGCGACAATATTAAGACCCCCCGCCCCTGATTGAAAAATATGTCGTCCGCCCGAGCCCGCTCCCGGGTTTATCGTCATTGTGCCGCTAGTTCCAGCCGCTCCTCTAAGAATAACAGCTCCTCCTGAAATCGTAGTCCCACTTGCAGTCAATATAATTCCGCCGGCACCAGCGTTGACAGTGAGACCAGAGAGTGTAGTGGAACCTGTGACGTTGAGGCCAGTGGAAACGCCCAACCCCGCTCCTGTCAGCGTGACTCCAGCGCTTGATAGGGTTGAAGACAGAGCTCCATTTGCAGCCGACTGAGCCGCCAATGATGCCGAATTATCGGTTGTAATACTGGAACCGCCTCCAATGCGATAAACACTCGTTACGGGCATTTTGTTTATATGACCGTCTCATTTTTTTTGATCCACGCCGAACATGTTTTACTTGCCGAAGAATAATGGCACGTAAAAGCGTTGACACAACAACACTCCTAGTTTTAGGGTTGCTGGTGATCGTCGTTCTATTCATATTTTCAGGAAGATCAACTGTCGTTGTGAAAGAAGGAGGCCTGCACTTTGATTCGGTACGCAAACACCCGTTTGATGTATACAGCGATCCCTACAAACCTCCTGAGCGCGAGAACCCCTATTTGTTCGGTCGCGATTACAGTTATCAGCAGGTTGGCGTCTTAAACGACGGAAGCAATATGCTCCCGTTGTTCGGACGTCCGTCCCCGAAATCCTCTAGTTTGTGGGAATACTACACCATGAACGGAAACATGAAACTCCCCGTGAAATACGATGGACGCACATGTAATTCCGACAAGGGATGTTATGAGATGCTTGGCAAAAACAAAGACGATGTTGATGTGATGGGTATGGGCACATTCAAGTCGTTCATTTACGATACGAAGCAGCTCGGGCGTTAAGTGGAGCAAGGCATCAAACACAGTTTAATATCGCCCAAATTGGCAACCACATACCGAATCATAAGGAACCAGTCGTTCTTCATATGGATTTCCAAATTGTTGCACAGGTTCGTGAACTTGGTGAACAGAACAAGGTGAGGAAGCGAGAACGTTCCAGTCACAATCTCATCCGTCTCCTTCTTCTGAATACTGAACTCGTTCTCCGAATCCCCCATAACGGTCGTGCGAGAGGCAAAATGTCCCTTACACGAAAACGTCAGGGAAGGTCCCACGTTCTTAATTTCCACCGTCTTGGCTCCAAGCAGCGTCATGTCCCTGCATATCTTCTGGAAGTCCAGCGAGGGCATCGTGATGTGCGTCGCAAACTCTGTCTCGGGCAACTGAATGTCCGGTTCGTCACGGTCCAGCAGATTGAGCTTGTACCGAGTCACCTGCTTCTTCTCCCCGTCCTCTAGAAGAATACCGAGAGTATTCGGGTCATTCTGCTCAATGTAAAACGTGACGGTATCGTCGTTCGTGGCCGTCTTGATGATGCGATACAGATGGTCCGTGTTCACTCCAATCACGAGCTTGGGTGATGAGTGAGTATACGCAAACTTCTCGAACTTGTCGGCGTAAAGGCGCAGATGAACTAGGACGGTGCGCGTATTGTCCATCGCAACCATCCGGATTCCGTCCTTATCAAAGATCAGGCTCATCTCAACAAGGATACACTTCAAAGCCTCCTTCAAAGTGCGTATGGCTCCCGTCTGAACCGTCTTGGCCTCCACAACATATTCGGGCATTTCTGTGATTAAGACTCGTTCGTTTAAAAGACTTTCGTGTTCTTGCGACACCCCTTCAATCCCAGCGTTTGTTGAAGCATGATTGGAGCCGGCTTGCTTTTACCGGGACACTTCTCGTGTTCGTGTCCAAGTATATGTCCCATCTCGTGCGACACCATGTATTGCCTGTAAGAATCCCGATCCAACTTACTTGCTTTTGAACCCTTCAACCACCTATCAAAGTTCAAATACATCTTATTACCACCAAGTTCCGCACACGATAAGTTTCCAGGAAGTCCACACTCTTTCGTGATGGTTGCAGGAGACGATAGCCGAATCTTTAGCTTCGCATTTGGATGATACTCAAAGTCATACCCTTTTCCAGCCCATCCGTCCGGATCCGCCAAATAGATTTGAAGCAGATCCAAAAATGCTTGATTGGAGTAATTGACGTCAGAGTCAACGTGCGCAGAATAACGCACCTTCATTGATTTTACATTAGAATTTAAGCAAGCTTGTGTCCCATCTTGCTCTTCTTGACGGAGACGATGCGACCCCACTTGTTGTATTTGAGGTTCTTCTTCGTGAGACCGCCCTTCGTCTTTTCCGCATTCCCATTCATAACTTGGCGCCGAGACCCAATCTTACGAGTCGTGTGAGGCATTTGTTCTATGCGAAGATTTTTGATTGCCAGTATCCGAGCGTCAACTTCTCAAACGCAAACGGTCGTGACATGAACTCTGCTAATTTCAAACGCATATTCTCTTCTGTTACATCAGACCACGATTGGACGATCCATACAGGTAGATCTGCAAACAGAGGGTCCAGACCCGATGTTTTCAGGATTGGAATACATCCCAAACACAGAGCTTCCCATGTGCGGTGGCAGTCCAGGCCGTTTCCGTGCGGAGACAGAACGAATGCGCACTTCCCCATATTTTTCCAGCAAACGTCCCGTGTAGTTTTCACAGGTTCGTAAAACACCAAATCTTTCGGAACCTCTTCTATCGCATCCTTTCTGTCTATTTTTCCATAGCGAGTCCACATCAGGAACTGGAAGTTTGCGTAAGCTTTTAATTCCTCATGCGTCGAAGAGTTCTTGATAGACATAAGTTGACGCTCTTGTTCTATCGCCAATTTCTTGAGTCCCCAACTCGTTTGTTCTGGAACCGACCATGCGTATTTTGGTTTTGAAGAGGGGCGTAAAGTATGATAATCTATTCCAATCGGAATCCTTTCAACTTTCGGATGATTCCCTACCCAATTTTGAGAAAACCACTTTACCAACTTTGAGTTGGATAGAATAACGTTACATTCGGAAACGTAATCGTTCGGCAACGTTACATCCGAATTGTTGGTCAAAAGCTTGAATGGAACAGAAATGGACGGGAGAACCTTCTTTACGAAATTCGGAAGTGCTTGCGGGCATACATGAACAACGCAATTTGGAAATAGATCCAAATACCAATTCGGATCTAATCCATCAAAATCCGAAATTGGAGTCGGAGAACGGCGATGGCACGACTTTAAAAGACCAAAGGATCCGACGTAATTACATGCAAGTTCTTCCATTATAATTGATTTGTAGCAATCAATCTTTTCATATCGTTTACCGCATCGCGTAATCGTTCCTTATCAAATTCTTGGTGAACCACGACTTCGTTATATATATCGCTGTAGGTAGGTGCTTGGTCGCACATCGGTTCCATCATTCCTATCCAATTATCCTTCAACTGCAATTTGAACCAGTATACATCGACATTGAACTGATTCATTGAGTTGACTCGTTCGTAATATTCCTTCATGCTTTTTTCGGTCTTTGCAAAAAATCTAGGGGGTCTCACATTTAGCTTCTTACGCAGTCCCGTTTCAAAATTCTCCAATAACGTGTCGTAGTAATGCGATTTGACGATGTAGGCGTTTGTGCAGACTGCAATATGAACCTTTGGAGGCGTGGCTTCAATATATAACCCGCCGAGCATACAAACGTCCCACGTATTTGATGTCACAAGGTCTTCGAGCTTTTTATAATTGTTCTCAAAATCTTTCCACTGCATATCGTCTTCTAAAATCAATACGCTTTTCCATCCTTCCGCCTTTGCTCTTTTTAAGATTGCAATATGCCCCATCGCACATCCAACAATCCCAACTTTGTGGCGTATTGCAGAAAAGCGCTCTACCTTTTCGGCTTGAATTTGTCCTTCTTCAAAGAACTTCTTCATGAGAATACGCCGATCTTCCCTGTGATCTAAGTTGATATACACGACCTTATCAACGAAGTCCCACATTTTAGGTTATCTTGAAAATATTTCAGCGTCCAGACCATACCTTTATGAATGGATGATCATCAAACTCGGTGTTAACCGAACAATTCGGGCGAAACGATAATGTTTTTACGGGGTATTTAATTTCAAGCCATTTTAAATAATGTTCATATCTGAATCTGAAATTATATGGAAATCGCGCAATATCCCCTAACAATAAGTTATTTTTTGATTCAGGGATTTCTGTTACAAATAATATACCTAATATTCGTTCAAGACAGATTCTATCCGGTCTAGATTTCACATGTTCCAACAATATAAATAGATTGTATTTATCGGCTAATATATCCAAGAACGGAAGTGTTATTACGCTCATACATCCAAACAACCCAACCCATTTGCTCGTATCTTCATATATTCTCATTAACGTATCGGAATCAGTCAATTTATTTATAAGATCGGGTGTATGTTTAGAATCTTCGCATATATGTGGAAAGAATCCCCATAGTAAATTTACGTCTTCATTCATTTTGCTGAAATCAATATATTTTTGAACGAACACTGAGTCATGGATGATACATGCCTTATCAAAAGGCCTTAGCTTATAGAAATAGTAGTAGGCTAGCAACTCGCCTCTTCCTATAAACTCGGATTGAATGACTTGAACGTTAGGAATGTCTGCATTTACAAGATACTCCCGATTACTGTTGTCGTCTATAATGAGAATAGGAGTGGTTACAGGATAATGTTTGCGAATGGATCGTATACATTCTTTCCAATATTCGTTCGTTTTGGCCGAATTCACATGTCTAGTAAATATGAACCCGAACGTCTTTTCCATTATTAATATAATATAGAATGAGTCTCGGCTATTTACGAACTCCTTCAAAAAAATACGACGAGTTTCCTTACATAACCTTCATAATCCCTTCGATTGGAAGACCAACACTCTCACGAACAATTGAATCTCTCAAAAAATTGAACGACCCGAACTGGAAGGCTATTATTGTTTTTGACGGCATAGAGCCAACATATTATCCTGACGACGCTAGAATATCCATTTGCGCAGTGCAAAAACAGGGATACTATAACTGTGCTGGAGCTGTACGAAATCAAGCTATTAAACTCGTAACAACGCGATGGGTCGGATTTGTAGATGACGACGATATTCTATTACCAAATTACATTGATGCGTTTCATCGTCAATTATACCACAAGCCCGATGTCATTATATTCAGAATGCAAGATTCTGAACGAACAATTCCTCCGCCAGAACATACAGATTTTTTCCAAAATAATGTCGGTATATCCTTCTGCGCAAGGACTTCATTGTTTCAAGAGAATAACATGTGGTTTGAACCGTCTTATTGGGAAGATTTCTGTTTGTTGGACAAGTTCCGCAGATCATTCAAGAAAATCGTAATGTCTCCAGAAATAACTTATATTGTTAGACCAACATCGGATATTCTCCCTTTTCAATAAGACTTTTTAGTCGCAGGCCAAAAATAACCATGTCGACGGGCTGTTGTTGAAGTGAATGCGAAACATCACTATCCGAGTTAAAATCGTGCTCACACATCGGCTCTATCATTCCAATCCATTTATCTCGAAGCTGTAGTTTCATCCAGTATACGTCCAAAGCATACCAATTGTTTTTCAATCTATGAAGATACTCAGCCTTGTTGTTTGGTCTGAACGAAATGCGTTGCATTCCGTTTGCAAACTCAAATCTTTTTCGCAAACCTTCTTCCATATTCAACAATAAAGTGTCATAGTAATGAGATTGGACAATATACGAATATCCAGAGAACGAAGCATTTATTTTTGGCGGTGTCGTATCAATGTAGACTCCGCCGAGCATACACACATCCCATGTCTGGCTTTCTATTAGCTTACACAATCTCTCGTAGTCATTCTCAAAGTTTTTCCACATAACGTCATCCTCTAGTATTAGAACCCGATTCCATGCATTGGACTTGGCTAATTTAAGGACTGCGATATGACTCATATAGGCTCCAACAGGACCAACTTCGTGTTGTATTGCAGAAAATCTAACAACTTTCTCTTGTGGAATTTTTCCGGCCTCAAAGAATTTTTCCATAGAAATGCGTCTGTCTGTGCGATAATCTAAATTGATATACACCACCTTATCAACAAACTCCCACATTATATATTTATCACAAAATTGAATTTGGAGTTCCAATCTCAATTTTGGGTTTCCCCGTTTTTATATTTTATGTTGATTACCACCACGCAACAACGTTTAGTTGGAGTAAGCCAGACCGCCCATGCCGCTCATCACGCGCAGCACGTTGTAGTTCAGGGCATACACGCGGACCTGCGCCGTGCGAGAACCGACCACCGTGTTGATGGACACAGTAAGCTGGAGAGTCGCCTTGTCAATGCGGCTGAAGTTGCACGTGCCGCTGGGCTGGTGCTCCTCGGGGCGCAGCGCAAACGAGTACACGTTGATACCCGTAGAAGGCGTGCGGCTGTGGTGCTGGAAGGGCTGCACCTTGTCGAAGTAGGCACCCTCACGCTCCGTGAAACGGTCCTGGCCGTTCAGCTGGAGCTTGGCGACCTCAATAGGGTTCTTGCCCTCGCAACGAATGCCCGAGTCCAGAATCACCTTGGCGAGCAGGTAGTTCACACCGGACTCAAACTCCTGGGTGCCCGTAATATCCTGAGTGTCAGCGCCAATGAGCGAAGACGACTGCGAAGGACCCTGTCCGAGGTTGGCAGTGGCGGCGGACATGTTAGATCCACTGATGTAGTTTAGCTGGGAGCCGGGGCTGAGCTGGGCAGTAGAGAGCAGAGACATGATCAGACCCTCCGTGCTGAAGTCGTCGGAGTAGTTGAAAGGCTGAGGACCGCCGACCGACGCAATCCAGTTCTGGTTAGAGCAGTCCACGAACGAGTCGCGCTGCACCACCCAGAAGAGCTCCTTGACGGGGTGGTTGAAGTTCAGCTGGATCTTGTTGGAAGAGCTCGTGATGGACTCGGCGCCAGTGTACTGCACCTGCTCAATCAGATACTCGTGGCTCTGCTGAGCGAAGCGGCGGCGCTCCTCGGTGTCGAGGTAGACGTAGTCAACATACAGGGAGGCGGCGGCCAGGGACTGAGCCGAGGGGGCGGATCCTCCGACTCCCGGCTGGCCGAGACCTTGCTCGTAGTACATGGAGTTCTGCCACGTCTCAAAGTCCACGTTGATGCGGACCTCGTGGTACTGCAGCGCAATGAGGGGGATCGCGAGACCAGGGTTGCGGCAGAACCAGAACTGCAGAGGAATGTAAAGCGTCTTGGCAGGCGTTCCCCTGCGAGGCACGCATGAGATCGTGGTCTCGTTCGCGGCGCACGTCGCGTCCAGATCCAGACCGGTCGTGCGCTTCAGGAGCACGAGGTCGTGGGTGTTTCCGATGATGTGGTCTAGCGCCGAGATCGTTCCTGCATCGGTAGACAGCTGGGTCCAGATCTGCATCCAGTCGCCATACTGACGATCAATGCGCTGACCGCCAATTTCAACCTCAACCTGCTTGATCAGGCGGTGACCGATGTAGTTGAGCCATCGGAAACCCTGCTGGGTTCCAGTGAGTCCAAACGTGTTCGTAGAGGCCGTGTTTGTAAGAGAAATCTGGGGGAGCACGACCTGGACGTAAGTCTTGTACATAAGATCGGCGTTACGATTGATGACGGCCGTCACGCGCTTGTTAAAGTCGGCCTGACCGTTGAAGGTGACTTCAATGGACTCCACGGCGAAGTTGGTATGGCGCTTGTATAGCACCTTCCAGAAGGTAATCTGGGGGTTGCCCGAGATGTAAATGTCCTGCGCACCATAGCTCACGAGCTGCATAAGACCGCCACCCATATTGTGTTTATAACTATGAGTGGGAAAATATTTTCACGCAATATGCCCGCAAGCGACCGCGAACCAATATTCGCTCCTTTACACAAATGAACGTCCTTCTTCTCCCCACTTCCAACCCAGTATTGAACACATTTTTGCGGTCAATAGTGTTGATTGTAGCAATGGTGTTTGGATTGAATACCACATGGTACACTGCGTATTGGGGTGCCATCATTCACGACACAATCTCTTTGGTTCTGATTTATCCTATGGTTTAACGGATGTAATCTACGCCAGTATAGTTTGCGGTATGCGTGCCCGTAGATCCAAATCCACCCTCTCCACGGGAGTCGTCAGAAAACGTGGGAAGCTCTGTGAGAGACGGAACAATGACAATCCGCTTCCATGGAAGGAAATTGTGCTGGCAAATTTGGAAGAGACGAGATCCATCCGGGCCGTCCTCAAAAGGATGTTCGTCTGTATCGGCCCGTCCATAACTTAGCACATCCACCTTTGCCTGAACTTCCCCGCGATATCCGGCATCAATCAACCCGATGGAGTTGGCCATACGAAAGCGAGTCTTGTAAATAGATGAGCGAGGAAGAATGAGGCAAGGTATAGGATTATTGTTAGAGTCTACGGCAGCAACACGAATTCCAAGTGAAAAAGAATGTGCATGAATGGAGAGTCGGACATGATAAGTGCCAATGGGAATATCAAAACCGGAATCGGTATACCTATGAACGTTCAGCTGGGCCTTGATGCGATCATGGGATAGCTCGTCGGTAGGGCAAATGTAGAGGGTCATGTTAAATATAATAACCTAAATCCGTGAAAGCGTGTTTTTTGTGTATATAGCCATATCGTTTTGAACCATACGAGATACTAGATTTTTAAAGGAGACGATGCGCTTCCACCCGAGGCATGTTTCAGCTTTCGTTGGGTTTCCAAGTAAAACATCAACTTCACATGGCCGATAATACGCAGGGTCTACCGACACAACCGTCTCACCAGTTTCGTCGGTTCCTATCTCATTCACGCCTTCGCCTGACCACGTTATTGTGTGACCAACTACCTTAAACGCTGTTTCAACAAAGTCGCGGACCGTTCGCATCTCTCCGGTAGCAATAACGTAATCTTCGGGATTATCGGCCTGAAGCATAAGCCACATAGCTCTGACATAATCCTCGGCATGCCCCCAATCTCTCTTTGAATCAAGGTTACCGAGACGGATTATATTCTTTTCCTTTCCATAAACTTTTGGAATCCCGGAAGTGATCTTTCGTGTGACAAAATCTAGACCACGTCTTTCCGATTCATGATTAAATAGAATGCCGTTACACGCAAACATGCCATAGCTTTCACGATAGTTTTTAACTATCCAAAACCCATACAGCTTTGACACTCCATAGGGGCTGCGAGGATAGAACTGCGTTGTCTCGGACTGAGGAACTTCTTGCACTTTTCCATACATTTCGGAAGTTGATGCCTGATACATTCGTGTAATTTTATGAAGACCAAGCGACCTAATTGCTTCCAATATTCTCAAAGGTCCTAGGCCATTTACGTTCGCAGTGTATTCTGGTTGAACAAATGACGTATGAACGTGCGATTGAGCTGCTAAATTGTAAATCTCAATCCGATCATATTTCCCATCAGTTAGTTGTCCAAATAAAGATAATACGGATGAAAAATCACACAAATCGGCTTCAAATATCCTAAACCTAGGATTGCAAATAAGGTGTTGAATATTCGTATTTTTATCTGTCGATGATCTGCGCGTAACTCCTAAAACGTCATACTCGTTATTATCGAGAATGAATTCTGCCAAGTAAGATCCGTCTTGTCCATTTACGCCGGAGATGATGGCAACCTTTTTCATTAGATGAATGTCTTAGAGCTCGTTTAAACTTTAAACCGTAGTTTGGTTATTTCCAATAACAGCTACAATATTACGGTGATTTTACAGTAACATACGCAATAAAGGTGTACGATAGTTGCTTTTTCTTGAACTCTGTAAAAATATCTTCCAGTTCGGTAAATATCGGAGGCTTGCAATTGTGATCGCTAAACTTATCGTTCCATCTAGTAATTTCAGTATCAAGAAATACTGGAGGGCATTCGAAATATTCACACATGCGCAATACATCATCCTTATATTCGGAGGGGATTGGCTTGACCGTTCTGGTATTATCCACATCCATAACATGAAACGAGTTTGAAAGAATTTTCTTTAGAGACAACACGTCACCGTGCATAGTGGGATAGTTATCTTCGAAAATCATATGACCGATAGAATTCTTATATGCATGCTTCAGGCGTTCGTAATTATTCTGATGATCGTCAATGAACGCAAGTGTTTTCTTACAGGTCTCTACGCCCAATATAGATGACCAGTCGTGCTCGTTAAAATCTTTAGTGGTATAGGTAACAGACGGAGATCTGTACTCCACTCGCCACATGGCAGGTTCAATTGAAATTATTTTTGCGTTAGGACATGTCTTCTCTATAAGCCACGTACTTCCACCCTTCCATACACCACTTTCAATAACAACCTCGGGGTTAACAAGTTTTAGAAAGTACCACACCCAGAAACAATGCGGCGCCTCAATTCCACCATGATTATCCATGAACGGAGATAGCTTGTATAGATCTAAAAACTCTCGAACTATTTCCCGTGTTATTTGCATTTTAGTTTATAAGGTTATGAATGTTTAAACGGATTTTATGAACGGATATATAAGATTCTTTGCTTGGCCTTGGAAATGAATACTATTCAATCTGATTTTCTTTCCATCATTCGTATACACATAAAAACGGGTACCTTCTCTTGTTATTTCAATTAAGCTTCCTGTCATCTTGAACGTATTCCGTCCGTTTGGGCCATAAGAATCATTTATGTTATCGTTAAACGTTGATTCGCCGTTTATGAATGAGTTTAAATTATTCACCTTTAGAGTACGGCTGAGGATTGCATGGAGCGTCATATCGCATATCCCTCCAGGAATATTATTCTCAACGTGATTGCGGATTTTATCCTCTATTAAGTGATGCTTTGTCTTGTTCACGTAGATATCTTTACATAACTGAATAAATTCATTTGTAAAGTCAATAGTTATACACGATGTATGGATGCTTGCGCTAAACGTTCCGACTGTATACAAATACGCAAGTTCTCCATTGAATAGATTGTTAACGTTATCTAGAAGAACAACGTCGCTGTCAATGTAGACACATGTCGGTGTCCCCGACATCTTCATCCATGTTCGTAAATAGAAAACTCGAGAAAAGCAAAATTTCTCAATATATTCCGAGTTCGTAGAATAGTTTACAAAATTATTTTCAAACTCGTCCAATTCAGGACACCGTAGACTTGTCAATGAAAAGTGTTCAATTCCATCTATAACTCCGAAATTTGATTCGTCGCCTAGAAGTACAACACGATCGGAACACTTTTTGGCGTGTGTTAACGTGTCTTTCAAATAATACGAATTGCCAGCGTGAACTATTACAATCGGGATCATTTATATAATCTATAGTATGTTACTATTAAATCTCAGACGAACAAATTGCGACATGAATAGCGTTGTTTAAGGATGAAACGGAAGATCGTCTCTCCATTGAATCCAAGTTGCGTTCTGAATCGATACGTGCTTGTTATGTCTGTATCCAAACGTTCCATCGTGATGCACCATCTTCCCAATGAACGGTGTGATTAGAAAAATTATCATTCCATGAATGTTTGAATCCAGCCACCCCTTTTTTAGTATATTAGAATCTGATTCAATCTTGTCGATATACGATTTCACTACTGGATGATTCCACAATGAAATGCTTGACAAGTGGAAGTTATTATACGGTGCAAGCCCAGTATACTTATTGTTACCATCTAATACTCCAGATTTTACTAGTTCGGGATATAATAACTGTACAGGATAACCCGCTGATTTGAGATAACCAACGGTAAAGTCAAAAAGCTCTTGATGATATTTAAGGTCGTGATATAACGACCTATATACATAGTCATATTTCAACATTTTCTGAACATGCTCTTCACTGATATTTGGCTCCATGAAATAAGAGTCGTCATCTAGTCTCATATAATGCGTATAATTGCTTAGTTGAGGATACTTTTGTAGGACTCCTGAGAAGAACCTACACATCAGCATATACCCCTTTGGAAAAACATGCTTTACGAAAACATCGTCGTATCCAGAAAAATCGACTTTAATATACTCTTTTATGTCTGGAAGGGCCTTAAAATCTTCAGTTTCAAAGTCCTCGTGGAAAATGTAGATATCCGTTTTAGGAAAAAGACGTGTCGATATAGCGAGCGACGATTTGAGAATGTCAAACTTGCGAGAAAAATCGCAACATCCAATACGGCGCCCTCTTGGGCTTGCCAAGTAGACAATGCAGAACGACATTTTCAATATAACCCGTTGTTACATTTAAATGTCAATCTAATCGGATATAATGCTATATTTAGATAAAAGGTCTTCGGTCGGAGCATCTACGTTCTTCTTTCTCAAAATAACCATACTTCCATCTTGAGTCGTTTCAATAATATCAAAAAAGTCTAAGACGATATGGTATTGTGTCCGATGCTTAAAATCATCAAACGCAATTACAGTTGTAATTGGAAATGCAATAAAACATTTTAATGCACATGCCACTCTGAACCGCCCATCAATAAGAACAAAGTCCGGAACAAGACTACAAGTCAGAGCATAGTCCGAATAATTCGTTTTTTTGTTTTACAGTGCAACCTTCACCAGGTTCACCCCAAGTATCTTGAATAGTATTTACATCGCAAAAGTTAAATTCTACGTTGGAATCGTGCGGTAAAAGCCTTTTCATTTTCTCAATAAACCATGGATCTGATTCAACTGAGTATATCTTACTGATATTCTTACGCAATGACGCTTGATATGTAGACCCGCCAGACCCGAATTCTAAATACACTTTTGCACTATCGATATATTTGTAAAACATAGGTATATCCGCATCAAGAAGGTGGGGGATACGAAAATTTGGCATAGTATACTTTGTCCGTATAACTTATTTCATCTTTAAACTCCGCATCGCAAACTACCATTAGAATCGCATTATTTTTCATATTCATAACGATATGATTGAACGGTGGCAACATAAGACCTGCGTTCGGAGACGATAGCTTGAACATTTGAGAACTTCCATCTCTGTATGTCGTTTCTATATCAGTTTCGCCTGACAAACAGACTATAAATTGAGTTGTATTTGTGTGTCCGTGATTACCTCTGCGATTAATATCGCCCTGGGTCCCATAAATATAGAACACCCGTTTTACATCAAACCCAATAGTACCATTCTCAATCGCAATAAGGGCTCCAGGTTTTTCGTTAATTTTAGGGTTTAACGAAACAATGTAAGCTGCCATATATGATGATTTAAGCAGATGGCTCTCTTTAAACAAAATGACGGCACCGAATCCGATTGGATCCTCGTTCCGAATCAATATGACAAACGCAAGGGATTACAACAAAATGCTTACGTCAGCGTATATCCGAAATTTAGAGGAAACTATTGAATCTGGGTCTTACATACTTGGACCGACAGTTCGTAAATTTGAAGATTCCTTAGCGTCTTACTTGGGAGGAGGATATGCGATCGGAGTAGGATCTGGAACTGGTGCGCTCGAGTTAGCGTTCGAAAGCCTTGGACTAACTGAGAATGACGAAATCATAATTCAAGCAAACGCATACATAGCATGCGCATTTGGGGCACTTCGTTCAAATGCCAAAATTCGAATAGTAGATTGTGATCCGAACGGATTGTTTAGTATCGCTAACTTTCAAGCTGCAATAACTTCCAATACGAAGGCTGTGTTAGTCGTTCATCTATACGGAGACTGTTGTGATATGGATGCGTTAACAGACATGTGTAATCTTAAAGACATCGTTGTTATTGAAGACTGTGCACAATCGCTCGGCTCTTATTGGAACAATAAGAAACTTGGATCGTTTGGAGATATTTCGTGTCACAGCTTTTATCCTACAAAGAATCTAGGAGCGTTGGGCGATGCCGGCGCAGTTGTTTGCAAGAATAAGGAAACGGCCGAATGTATTCGTAAACTAAGAAATTTAGGATCTACTGAAAAGTATATTCATTCGTTGAAGGGTACAAACTCTCGGATGGATTCAATCCAAGCTGCATTCTTATGCGAGAAACTTCAATATATGGACCAGACAATTCTAGATAAACGAGTAATTGCTAAACATTATACCGATTCTGGGTTGAATCATGTTCGTAACCATGACGATCGTGTGTTTCATTCCTACCATTTGTATGTAATCAAAACTGACAAAAGAGATGTATTGATGAATTCTTTGGCAACCCGCGGGATTGAAACCATAATTCACTATCCAATTCCATTCTACAAATCAAAAGCCTTTTCAGAGTTTAACCATCTTAAGTTTGAAAATGCAGAGGCTCTTTCTAGGACTGTATTGTCTATACCAATCCACACTTCTCTCACTTCTACCGAGCAGACTTATATAATTCAAACTCTAGTTGACAATTCAGAACTTATTTAGATAGGGAGCCCTTATTGTCATCAAATGAATCCACAGCATATAACAATCCTTTCGGATGAAAAGTATCTTGTATTGGGTTTGACATGTATACGTTCTCTGTGTAGAACTACAAGTATACCTCTGGTAATCCATTACTACTGCGTAGACGAAGCGAGCTTCCAAAAGCTGAACCGATTCGTTTCTATAGGAGGCAACAACGTCAAGATAATCCCGTATCGTCCAGAGTCAATATATGTAGACGCAAACTCGAATCGTCGGAATCAATTTTTATCACTACGAACGGACGAATATAAATATTTTCTATGGACACTTGCGTCTTATTTTACAAAGCACGTTATAGATGTAATCAATGCTCCGGTAACGTATATAGATTCGGATGTTGTATTCCACAAAGATATTTCATTGCTATTTAATGAGTTCGGAAGTAAAGATTGTGGAATATTTAAGCATCGGTTTCTTGACGATGGGACTCCTGATCTTTATCAAAGCGGTAAGTACAATGTTGGAGTAGTTTACTTTAAAAATTCCAATCTCGGAAAGGAGCTTCTTGATTGGTGGAGCGATGGGGTGTTATTTAAGAAGTATCCGGAGTATGCTACCTGTGGTGACCAGAAGTATTTAGAATACTTCCCAAAGAGATGCAGTAATTCTGAGTTGTATATAGACGAGAATATTGGACACGGAGCACCGTGGGATTGGCAACTGTATGATACTTCTGAATTGTCGGCTGGGTTTATCAGTTGGAATGGTAAGAGACTGCCACACGTTTTCAGTCACTTCTCTAAGTTTGGACACAACTTTGAGAAGAATGCGTTTGAATGTGTGTCGCCTAGTACGTTTTATTGTCCGGTGAATGGTAATAATATTGCATACCAAAGCAGTGAACTCCTAATGCTTCATGCGAGATATTTTGAGGATTTGAAAGTATCGAAGAATCTACTTACACCTGTCAGTTATACTACCAATATACAATGGGGCCTATCAAAGTTGCGGTAGGCATGATAGTATTTGAGGGAGATTATGTCTTGAAGGAATGTTTAGATCAGCTGTATCCTCACGTTGATCAAATCTTAATATCGGAAGGACCTGTGCGTTTTTGGAGACAACGAGGTAAGACAACATCTGAAGACAAGACAAACGATATAATTGACAATTATCCAGATCCCTATAATAAACTAATCGTCGTTCACGGACAGTATAACGAAAAGGACGACCAGTCAAACGCATATACCAGACACATACGTGATGACATTGATTACTTATGGATGGTTGATTCTGATGAAGTATATACCACAGAAGACATTTTGAAGATGAAGACCTTTCTGCAGAAGGAGATGCCGACAAGTGTGGGCGTTCAAAGCTGTACATTCTACGGCGGGTTCACACACTACCTTACTGGGTTTGAGCAGGCATGTGATAATTTCTTGAGAGTTTTCAGGTATGTAAAAGGATCACGTTGGTTATCACACCGCCCACCTACGATTGAATACCCATACAATATTCCTCGCAAGCATATTACAAGCGATAGCTTATTCAGGGAAACTGGAATTCAAATGTACCATTATTCATACGTATTCCCAAAACAAGTCTCTAACAAGATAGGATATTATGCAACTTTCGTAAATAATGGCACAATCCCGAATTACTTTAACGACGTGTATCTTGCTTGGGTGAATGGTGACGACACCCAAAAACAGTTAGTTGAGACCCGTAACCAAGGAGTACATGAATGGATACCGCAACGTAGAGGACCATGCTTTACAACCCGATTTATTGGAACTCACCCAGAATCAATCCATAATAACATGCAAATGTTAATTGATATATTCAATTCACAACTGCGACTTACATAAATCTCACATATATTAAAAAATGGCTCTAGAATGGCTGAATTCAGACGTTCCTGCCCAACAGCTAGCATTAAATTTGAAAGAATTGAATTCTACGGCATCATACCCAAGCCATTGGGTTGAAATTCTTAATTTGATTCCGACACATGATAAAATTATTGACTTGGGGTGTGGAGTTGGTGCTATCTTTGAATTATTGCGCAAGGACAATCGCAAGAACGCATATTTGGGAGTTGACTTCTCTCCACACATGGTCTCTACAGCATCGAAACAGTGGGTTACGGGCGAGTTTCGTGTAGGAGATGCTCTAAATATGCAGGAAATTGATCGCAACGCAATACTACTTTGTAATGGACTATTTGATATTTTGCCAGATGGAAAGGCTGCGTTGGCGAAGATTCTGGGGTATAGTTCAAAGCATGTTATTATCAGCAGATTGACTATTGCAGAAAATCATTCAACCGGCGAATATATTGCATACGGAACTAGATTTTTGAAATATGTCTTTTCGTTTAACGATTTTTACGATACGGTTTATTCTTCCGGTTATACTATTGTTAAGAGCAACGGGTCTTCAGTCCTTCTCTTAAAAAACTAATCAACGGGACTTAAAAATCATTCAAATAACGTCTTCATCTTCCAAATACTAGACTGAAACTCATGAGAATTCACAACCTTGTGGTATGCATCCCTTCCACTTTGAAACGCAATATCCGAATTGTTGACAGAATATAGATTATCCATAGGCGCCTTTCCGTTACAATAATGTTTATGCTCAATTTTTACTCCATCCATATACATTAAAGTTCCAAAGTAGTTTCCAATATATTTCCAAAAATCATCAACGTAAAGGTGTCGGAACTCGGGGTGACCCATATACCCCAACTTACGAACGATCAAACTGTCCATGACAACGTGCGTCGGGAGGTTCTGACCCTGAATCCCGTCGTCTCCGTATACCATAGCATACCTCACCTTCTGTTTGAGAGAGATGTAAAACATTAGATTCCAGCTCTGCGTCAATGGAAAATGATCATCTCCCCAAAATCCAAGATATTCGTATTCATTACATACCTGCATGGCAGCCTGATTCAGAGGATTCACAACGCCTCGGACTGTATTGTGAACGACAATATACCTAAACCCTTCCAGACGAGGATATTCCGTCTCATTATCATCATCTAGAACAATAATACAATCGGTAGTAATAGACTTGTCTGTAATCCGAAACCATTGATCGTGAAGACGCTGTATATTCGAAGGGCGGCTTCTCGTCGGAATGATTATAGCAATCTGTTTCATTTGTTTATAATATCGTGGTTTGCGTAAATTATTAATGTATAGATAGTCTATCGTTCTACTCAAAGACCATACGGGGAACAATGTGCATTGCCTCTAGCTCCTGAGCCCATAGCTTGACTGCATAGGGAATCGTCTTCAACTCAAAGTGTGTCTGAGCTCCGCATGACACGCAGTGGTAGATGTTCTCCTTAGGGTTCACTACAGCGAGTGTTCCACACGACTTGCAGAAGCCCGTCGTGAATGGATCGGACACATCCATTAGGCGCTCCTTTGTGAACATTGCAGCGCCGTGCGACAACATACAATCACGCTCCATCTCACCAACACGCAATCCGCCATCACGAGACCTACCCTCGCATGGCTGGCGAGTCAAAGACACAATAGGGCCACGAGCACGTGAATGCTTCTTGTCCGTCACCATGTGCTTGAGGCGCTGGTAGAATGTGGGACCCATAAAGATTTCGGCCTCCATCATCTCTCCGGTCTGGCCGTTGTACAGAATCTCATTCCCATACGGGTGCATTCCGAGAGCAATCATCTGCTCCCGGAGTTCTTTTTGAGTTAAGTGCGAATATGGCGTTCCGTCTCCAAGCGTTCCCTTCATGGAACACACCTTTCCAAACATCGTCTCCATCAGCTGGGCAATCGTCATGCGAGAGGGAACTGCGTGAGGATTCATAATAAGGTCTGGGCGCAGACCCGATGCAGTATACGGCATATCGTCCTCGTTCAGCAGAATTCCACACGTTCCCTTCTGGCCGTGGCGACTCGAGAACTTATCGCCAATTTCAGGGACACGCTCGGACACGACACGGACCTTTACGAAAGGATATCCGTCCGAGTTCTTGTCCTGCCAAACGCCATCTACTCTGCACGTTTCTGAGTTCTTGTGTGTAGTCGACGAGTCCCGATAGGCATATCCGTTTGTGTCGTTCTTAAGATTCGTGACCTTTCCAATGACGACATCGTTCTCGTGAATCATGGATCCGACGGCTGGAAGCCCGTTGTCCTGAATGGCATGATACGAAGACGTCTTGAAGCCCCGAGTGTTCTCACGCATGGGCCGCAGGAACTTCTCCTCCTTGCCCGACGTCACGTTACGATGCTCCTCGTCCTTGTAGAGAGTGTAGTAGAGCGTTCGGAACAGGCCACGATTCACGGCAGACTTGTTGAGAATCACGGAATCCTCCTGATTATACCCTCCGTAAATTCCGATGGCCACGATGGCGTTCATTCCAAAGGGCATCTCCTCTGTCTTGAGAATCCGCATCGTGCGAGTCTCTACGAACGGCCGAGCGGGCTGGCAGAAGATGTATCCGTTCTTATCCAGACGCTTGGCGTAGTTCCTAGCAAAGATTCCAATAGCCAGCTTGCCCATAGCAGACTGATACGTATTACGCGGGGACTGATTGTGATCCGACATGGGAATGCTGGACGCCATATGTCCCAGAATCATCGTGGGATGGATCTCGCAGTGCGTATGGTTCTTCGTGATCTCCTTTGGCGTCATTGCCACAAGCACAGTGTCTGACTCTGCAGAATCAATGTACTCCACGCACGACTTTGCCCAGTCGTTCCAGATCTCTGACGCAGGATGCGGAAGACACGCTTGGTTCTCTACACGGAAGAGAGGACGCACGACGCGACCGCCATCCGACTCCACGGAAATTGTGTTGAGAAGAATGTGCCATGACACGCCGGTATGAGGATGGAGCTGGAAGCGCCGCTTGGCGTCCTTGAGCTCTGCGTGGATACGAGCCGGATCTTTCGTATACCCGACAATCACTCCATTCACAAGGATAGAGGTTCCCTCATACGTGCGAATCCCGTTGATCCAATCAATCCCAGACATCTTCTCCAGGAGTTGGAGTGTTACTGAGGAAGGCGTGTGCTGCGTGATGGAGGTTAGCATGGACATGGCCTTCACGATACCGACGGAATGACCCTCCGGAGTCTCAACGGGACAGACGTATCCCCAGCTGGTTCCGTGGAGCTTGCGTGGCGCCAGAAGCTTCCCCGACTTTTCTACCGGCGTCTGAATTCGCCTCAAATGGCTGATTGTAGCGAGATAGGATAGCCGGTTCAGGACTTGCGATACACCCACCTTGGTTGCATTCGACATGGACGCAGAACTGGACGTTCCAAGTCCTTGAACCGTGAAGTTTCCTGTCGCAAGGGCTTGCTTCAGCTTGCCTTCAATCGTAGACACCTTCAGAATCTTGTAGAGGTTGTTGACGTTCAGGACATCCAAAGGCTGAGGCGTCTCGTGCTTCTTCCACGTGTCGTTGTTGACCTCGTTCACGAACTTTCCGCGAATGTCTTTGCAAACCTTCTGGAAGAGCTGGCGGAACAGATGGGTCAACAAAGATCCGGTTGTCACGATGCGCTTGTTGGGGTACGCATCGCGATCGTCCACCGAAATCTTGCCCTGCTCTGCCATAATGACTCTGCGAACCATGGATGCGGTGATAAGACACTTGCGGGCTTCCAGAGTTTGAGAACCCGCTGACTCGCCTCCGAACTTTACGTGCGGAAGATACTCGGTCTCCAGAAGAGTTCTGACGTATGCGCACTTGTCCTCGTGCGTCGTCGTGTATTGGAGATGGGTTGCAAGATACTGGATTGCGTCTGTCCGAGTATACACCCCTGCGTCAGCACACTCCTTGAATGACGCAGCCAACGTCTCTGCGTTATCCAAATCGTCCTTCCAATTCAACTTGGCGATTTCCTCGTCGGATTCCACTCCGAGTGCACGGAAGAATATGAGCAACGGCAGTTCCTCGCGGAATCGGGGAGCGCAGATCGTGAGAGGATACCCCAATCCATTAAACTTTGCAGAAATACGAATCTCCAGTTTCTTGGGAGGCGTGGTGAACGATTCATGGAGCGACTTGGTCTCCACAGAGTAAGTGTATTTGGATACCGTCTTCTTGTTGAAGAATACCATCGTGCGATTGTCTGCCACCTTTTCTTGACACAGAATCGTGCGCTCGCTTCCGTGAATGATGAAGTATCCGAGTGGGTCGTTGGGACACTCTCCCATCTCCTCCCGGGACATAGGATAGTCGTTGAGAATACAAAGAGACGAACCGAGCATCACAGGAATCTTTCCAAGCGACACGCCTGAGAAGACGCGAACGAACTCGTCGTGCTCTGCGAGAGTCTGTCCCTTATACGCCCGCGCAACAAAGCGAACGTCGCAGAACATTTGAGCCGCATACGTGAAGTTGCGAACTCGGGCTTCCTGGGGAAACATCGGCTTCACGCGTCCAGTCGCCTCCTGAATTCTCGGTTTCAAATACGTGATGTTCTCAAACGAAAGCCGAAACTCGTATTTGTATTTCTTTGTAGTCTCGTCCTGCTCGTGCCACACGACGATCGGAGCAGTAGAGGCAACAATGAGTGGGATCTTATTGCGAACGAAATCTTCAAACGAATCGATTTGATGCTCTACCAATCTAGAAACTCCCTTCGTGTTAAAATACGACCGAACAGCGTTCCACTCCATCGTAGGTTATTGATACACTTCTGGCGTAAATGTTATCTTATTCGTTTTCAAAGAGAATGAGTGAAAAAATCGTTACGGTCACAAAAATGGGACAGGATTCGCTACCTCCTATTCCCTCTGAAAAGAGTGAACCCAAACCTAAATCCACAGGAACTCTCCGAAAACCGTTGAAAAGTATTTTGAAAGTAAAGGGAGTTGCCGATCCTGCAAAGTCTCCTCCTCTAAAGAAAACTGCAAGGCGCAGTCGCATTCAAATCCTCACGGATTCAGGAACAAAACGACGGAGTAAAACGATACGCAAGAAGTTGAAGAAAATGAGCGACTCCCAAGTCAAAGAAGTCGCTCAGAAACACGGTCTTTTGAAAAGCAAAACGACTCCTCCGGCAATCGCTCGTAAAATACTAGAGGGCGGAATTACCGCCGGATTCATTTCACTTTCATAATTAACAAGAATGACGAGTTTATGGGGTCCGCTTGGTTGGATGACGCTTCATTCAGTATCTATGCTGTATCCGGAGAACCCTTCGCACGCAGATAAGGAAATACTCAAACGCTTCATGGATGCGTTTAGAGAGACACTTACGTGCATTCACTGCTATCACCATTTCAAGATCCTTTTCCAGAACTATACGTCCTTACATCCAGATTGGGCAGACAGCAGGTTCAATCTATTTTTGTTTGTCGCGAGGGCTCACAACACCGTGAACAATCGCCTCAATAAACCCAAGCCAGCAACCGTTCAGGCGTGTATAGACACGTTTCGGTCCAATACGGTCATTACCAGTGCATTTGTCTACCGAGCCAAATACATTGAGTATTTATCACGAAATTGGTCTCGAGAAATGTCGGGTGAGGGAATGATGAAACTAGCACACGTGAGAGAACTGCAGAGGATAAACAGTGATTACTGGAATCACAAAACGGAGGATTCAACTCGGACATTTCAATTGGGGGAAAACGTGGTTGACCCTGTTGATGAGAACCCAGCAACGAGACACATGATGCGTCCTAACGGAACGCTTGCAGAAGTGAGTTCCAAAGGGTTTTCAATCGGTCTCAAAGGCGGACGATTTCAGTTAAGGCGTTAGTCGGATTCCATGGAAGAGAAATGCGTGGCTTCATTTCCCACTCGTGACGCTTCATCCATGGATTGCGTGTTTCGGCATACAACTCGTCGGGGAACTTTACGAGCTTCTTGGCCTTGCGCAACGACACAGCCGGAAGAATGAACTGAAGTTGTTGCTGGATTCCGAACGTTCGGTCCCCCGGTTGACACATCGTTTCGCTGTGTTCCATTATGTGATTGATAAGAGGGGCGTCGGGGTAAGGATACACCCAGTCCCAATTCATAGGCGTGTTTGTTTGGAAATAGTGGAGTGTCCAGTGAAACGTCTTCCAGAATGCGTCAACGACGTTTTGCGTTGACTGAACGCCGTCAAGAATATGAAGACGATATTGACGTTCAAACGCAGAACCGTCTCTTCCCATAAGTGCCTTTTCCTCTGGACGTTTGCGCAGCGAAATCCGTTCCTTTAGAACGCGCGTCTCCACCTTTTCAGCCGTATCTAAAAACGCATCCCTACCTTCAAACGTAAGCAAATCTGGATTACCGGCATTCTCATAAATTTCCAACGCCCGTTCGTATCCTCCCTCTCTCAATGAAAACATACCCAGGTTTGGCATGAAATCGTTCCCGAAACACAAAATCATCAGGGCCGAATATTGCGGAATCGGTAGAGGGATTTGTTCTTGAAGGGCTTGAATGCTCAGAACTGAAAACTCTGCAGAAGCTAGTTTCGGGTCGTTGAATTCTCCGCTCTCACGCAAGAGACCCATCTGTTGTGACACAGAAGCATGCTGGAGACAAATCAAAATCAAGTCAGCGTCAAGACCATAAATACATACGTTCTTGCGATCAGACTCTGGAAGTTTCCGAATCATATGAAAAAGCTTGTGTTCTCCTTCACCCTCTTCCAGTGTAGAGCTGATTTGAGCCAACGGAAACCTCTGACGCAGTGCCTCCTCCAGCTCCTTCATGTAAGGAGTCCCTGGCGAAATTTGGTTGCGGTCAAACCCCTTATCGTCTTCCGTCTTAATACGCATTCGTCGGTATCGCTGCTGAACGATCTTAGCGTATGGAACAATTCCATCCATCGCAATAAGAACGTGTTTCGGACGACAAACCTTGTCCATGATGTGTGCGAACGCATCCACGACGGACCCGACTGGATTATCCTCCTTCAAATACCGATGAATGAGACAATTGAAGTCCACGCCCAGAACGTCGACATCTTGACGTTGTTTCACTGTGCGTGTAATGCCTCTGTGGGACTTGATTAAGCTAGCAAAGTAAAATGGAATACCCATCTGTATGTTATTCGGCCTTTGAATGAAAACTCTTATTGGAATAAATGAACTGGACGTGGATCGTGCTAACCTTGATCGCAGTGGGAATGTTCGTAGCAGTGAACTACTCGAAAATCCAGGTGGCTACGCCGAGTTGTTCCGCGTGCTCAAAGAAATCTTCGGATATCAAAGAGTAAATGGAACTCGTTAGTAGCATTATAGCTGCAGTACTTTTCGTAGCTTTCGTGCCTGGCGTTCTCACTCGTATTCCACCTGGAGGAACCAAAGCCACCGTTCTGGTAGTTCACGCCGTGCTCTTTTCGGTTGTCACGTCCGTGGTCATGTATTTCTACTGGAACGCTCGTGAGCGCTTTGGAAATTACGGACCAAAGTGTCCCAACGGATACAAGGCTACTGACAGCGGTGACTGTCTTCCGACCGGCGGACCAACCTATTCTCTTGCGTAAAAACCTCGGTCAGATATAAAGATGTGGGTGAATCTGCTTCTAAAGGCACTGCTCTTCATGATTTTGGTTCCTCGCGTCCACCTAAGTATTCCGCCAGGTGCGTCCTTGCTTGAACAGTCCATCATTCACAGCCTCTTCTTCGTGGTTTCCAACCACTTCATTTACATGTACATCCGTCCCTTGCTAGAACGCTTCACTAATCCAGATACTAAGGCGGATACTCCGTGTCCACTCGGAACCGTGAAGGGCAAGAACGGAGATTGCCGTATCGCCTCTGACATCCATGGACCCTTCGCGTGATCGTCGAAAACGGATTTTGAGTTTTAGGGCAACAAAAGGTAAAATGAAACGACAGAGAGACCCAGAACTTATCATCGTTATTACTCCACCCCCTACGAAGAAGCACAAGTCAGAGTAAAATGTTGTGGTCTACGATTTGTGAAACAATCGGAGTGTCTCCGCATGTGTCAGTCGGAAACCCTCCTCCTGCAGGAATGGTGATTGACTCGTCAAGTCTCGAGCAGCGCGAAAAGATCTTCGCCTTGTTGGAGGAGTACGACCCTAGACCCGAACTTCTAAACACCGCCTTCTACATATCCTCCGACAGCGAGGATTTCGACACGGACACTGAACGTATCCTTGACGAGGACTACGACTGGTAAATTAAAAAACAAAACTCAACATCTAGAACTTTTTCACCGTAGTTCAGGAGCCTGGCGGTCCATATTTCGAACAATAATATCGTCAGGCCGAAAATACTCTGCAACAGTTGCCCTTACTAATAGCGGATTAAATGGCTTACAGCTGAAAACGTCCAAATACATGTCGTTGGTCTCTTCTACGAAATGGGCGCAAATATTGGATGTCTCAATAAGCTGAACTAACGTATATCCCTTTTTGTTTCCTGTGCCGAACATCACAATTTGTGGCTCGCCATAGGCGACCATGTCTATTCGTTTGACAAGCTCATTTGTGAACAGATAAATGTTTTTAGAAGAGCGAATTCGTGAAGGGTTGCATCTCGCGATATCCATAACTAGATGCTGACCCCACATAATTTTATTGTTATATGTTTGTCCTGTGAAAATATCACCGCAAATCATAATGGACCTCTTCGTTGTAGCAATATGGGGTATGATTGGACTACTGTTCTATTACGCCGTCAAACCTATCTATGAAAACTTCCAACTATCCACGCCAGACGTTGGGCTTGGATGGTTAATTGGGGACTTTGAAATGATCTTTTTGACGTTTCAGCAATTCCGACTTGGCGGAAAGGAGATTGCATCTATGAGTCCGTTCACGTGTCCAGCTGATCACCCGGACTTACAGGATGGTCTTTGCTACAAGAAATGTAAAGAGGGATACCACGGGGTAGGACCAGTGTGCTGGGCCGACTCTGAGAATATTGGAATCGGAACTCCGATTGGACTGGAAGATTGTCCGGAAGGGTGGAGCAACGACGGATTGACGTGTCGCGAGCCCATTTCGTGCAAAAGTATCGGAGATTGCTTTTCAGGAAAAGGGTGTGGATGCAACGGCGGAACCGTGAGGGGCAGATTAGACGGTGGCGGAAAATGCCCGGGTCCCGGCGGAGACGAATACGTTGACAAAGTAGACGGATTGTGCTACAAGAAGTGTCCTGAGAAGCTGCCGAAACACATGCCAGGGATGCCGTATTTATGCTACGCCGGCGGGGATTTAAGTTACGGTCGTGACGTAGGAAAGGTTCCTGCTTTGATTCGCTTTTTTGGAAAATACACCTTTCCATAAATTTTCCTTTCGGTAAAACAAAAATGTACACCAAACTCCTTGTGCTCGCCGCCCTGTTCTTCGTGCTGACTCCTGGCGTTCTTGTCTCCCTGCCTCCTGGCGGCTCTACGATGACGGTCGCGGCCACCCACGCGGTCGTGTTTGCACTCGTCTACACCCTCGTGGTCAAGGGACTCCTCAACGGAAGCCGTCGCTAAACCGACTGAATGAACTCCCACTTCAAATAGTCGCAAATCTTCTTCCATATTTCGTCGTGGGCAATCAATCGGTCTCTGGATTTTAGAAGGGGGAAGTAGACCTTGTATTCATCCAGCTCAAGCAGTTCAAAGAACTTATACAAGATGTAGGAGTATGACAAGAAATTGGTTCTGTCGTCGGGACAATACACCAAAAAAGGCGCCTGAATTTCCTGAAACATCGCTCGGATCTTTTCCTCTATTTCGGGGGTGATGGTCGGGGGCGGATTGCCGTTGAGTCGGGACAGGATATGCGTGGCGTGCTCGTAAAACTTTGACCTGTTGAGTTTCTTTAGGATTTCGCGCATGTCCTTCTCGGTCAATTCTGCAATATTTTGAATTCGGCGCTTCTTGATTTCGCAAACCACTTCGTCCATGACTTCGCTAGGTATGATCGTGGACTCCTTTGCCTGAAACTGATTCAGAATTTCGTTGAGGTGGTTGATCTTCTTGTATGCGTAATTGTTCCGGTCTTTTGGCGGATCACGAAAACTCGGGAAATCGGAAACGACGAGCATGTGTTCTTCGGATCCGCACGTAGGACACACGAGAATTCCCTCGGACGTTAGTTCTTCGCGGGCAACGTTGCAGGCGTGACAGTGCTCCGCAGAGTCGGGCTTGTCGGATTCGGCGGGTTGAACTGTATTGAGCTTCATGCGAGAAGCGTAGGATTCAAACAGTTCTTTCTTGGAAGTGGCGGATTCAGAGGGAAGACTGGCGTGCAAGTATTTCAAGAACGTGTTGTGGTTTCCCGGAGTAGAAACGATGTGCGACTTTTCCTGCGTCCCGTAGTATTTCATCATGATGTCCGCGTTCTTCAGGTAGTAGGATTCCAGCGGAACCGCGTCGTTCGTCGCACAAAGTATCGCGTCCAACTCGGCTTGAAGCTTTGAAACCTCCAAAATATCTTCTATGGACTGAGACGTTTCCAATCCACATATTTGCTCCTGTATTTCGCCCTGCCGGACTTGAAGTTCTTCGTGATTCGCGTCTTTCAGGGAATTCACGATAGATTGATGGATAGAATCCAGTGTTCCCGTAATGACGGGGTGCATTCTCGATCGCGCCGGAACATCCCTGAATTTCTTCGTTCGGAATACGTTGTCCATATGTGTTTGCGAGCATGTGTCGTGAAAGTATTATTTGCAGAAATGGTAGACTTGGGAGCGATAGTGGGGGTTCGTCAACGCACACGGTCGTTGGAACATTATGCTCTTGACTACGTCATGATACGGGAACTTGAGTTTCTTACAAGCATACGCCACCGAAAGAAAGCCGCTCCTGTTGATTCCGCACTGGCAGTGAACGTATACGTTCCTGCACTGCGGGTCTTGTAGGAACATGTTGAGAGTGGATTCAAAGATCGGATACCAATTCAAAATTTCGGCTTCAAGACTGTCGACGGCGTTGAGACACGCATACTTGTCTGGATTCTTTCTGCGAAAGGATTCGGGGCAGTCTGTGTCGAACGCACAGTTGATGACGTGACTTATGTTGTATTTTTCAATGAATCCGGGTTTGTCCAAATAACATCCTGGACCGAAAAGGATTCGGGGGTGTATGGACGCAGGCGGGTCTTGCGTCCACCCCTTTGACCTACGCCGAAGGTAAAACCATTGATCCATTACCTTTATAGTTCGCTTGATTGAAAACGGATTCGGTTTACCGAGATTTTAGTTGCAAAGATGGACTACATGCGGGTTCATAACACCGAGTTTCATGTTGCGACTATTCTGAGGAGGCGCAAGGTCATTGCGGTCGCAAGGAACATGCTGGGAACGAGGTGTCGTGGATCGGGATGGTCCGACCAGAGTTTGCATGCGGAACGGGCAGTTGTGAAGCGTCTAGGAGACATTTCACAACTGAGCGGATGTACGCTTGAAGTTGTGCGACTGAACAAAAGTGGGGAAGTGAGAAACTCAAAGCCGTGTCCGGACTGCGAGATGTTTCTGCAAAAGTGTATGCGGGAATACGGACTGCGGAAGTATGTCTATTCGTGTTAGACGAGGACATTGAGGAGGGTCGTGAGGACGTAGGTTATCGCGACCGCGATGAGGCCTAGAATGCCCGCGCCCATGTAGGACACGACGCCGCCCGAGGTGTAGGTGTTGGGAATGTATTGGAGGAAGAGGTGGCGGGGAGCGGGAAGAGAAATGATGACGGCGGCGAGAAAGAAGGAAACATAAGTCAGCAGACGCTTGAATGCGCGATAGACAGTGAAGAAGGTGGCCTCGTTGCTCTTGAGAGTTGAGGCGGGGGAGTTGGAGGGAAGAGGAGCGATGAAAGGGTCGCCGCCCGTGACCATGGGGGCAAATGCGGGCGACTGAACTGGTCCGCCGCCGAGAAGAGAACTCAAATCCGTTGCGCCGTCCGACATGTTTATTTAGAGTCGGAGAATTCGCACTTGGAGTCTTCCGCGCGATAGCGGAAGCACTGACCGTCGGACCTCACAGTTTTTTCCTCGAGTTCGGCCACAGGGACTCCGAGCGTCAGCTGGGTGCGTATGGGTTTGTGGCACATGAGAATGACGATGCCGAATCCTACGAGGAAGGAAAGGACCTTTATGCTTCGGGGATTGGCGAGGAGCTTTGAAAGTTGGAGCTGGAACATCTATTTATGTGAGGATGCGACGAAATTCAGGGAGGTGGCCTCTTCGGAGCACTCTACGCGCTCGGTCTTGAACTTGACGCACCCCGACGGAGTGCGATACACGGACTTTGAGAAGGGAGTGGGAACCTGCATGTCCTTGCGCGCTGGCGGGACGAACACGGACACGAGCAAAAGACCCACGATGGCTCCTGTAAATATCCAGAAAATTGAGAACATGCTCGCTTGTTGTATACGAAGGAGGAGAAAGTTGTTGTTAGGCCCATGTATGGTTCTGGTCGGCGTCTAGAGGTCCGGTTCCCAATCTCATTGCTAATCCTACCATTGCCTGCGAGATAGGGGAGCCTGAGGGTAGGAAAGTAAATTTAAACTGAAGGTTGTGACCTGAGCTGTTAAAAAGCCCATAGACAATATCGTTTCCACGAATCAAAAATACCCCTCCGGAACTTGATCTATACGAAAAAAACACAGTCCCACCCCAGCCGCCGCCAACTAACTCGCATTTATATAGTCCAGATTGTTGTCCGGATAAAGAAAAGACATCAGTGAAGCTACTACTAGTATAAGTCTTTGCTGGGATTATGAAATATCCAGCATATTCCGAAGAACCGCTGACTGTTAACACCTTGCCAGTTGGAATTGATATTCCTTCTTTGGCGGTGAGAGCATTATTCACCGTAAGACCCGAGACGGTTGTCAGTCCAGACACGTTCAGGGCATTATTCACCGTAAGTCCCGAGACGGTTGTCAGTCCAGACACGTTCAGGGCATTATTCACCGTAAGTCCCGAGACGGTTGTCAGTCCAGACACGTTCAGGGCGGTTGCAGTATTGTTCGTGATACTAACTGGACCGTTCAAGGAAACTGTGTTCGTTCCGGTTGTTAACGTATCTGCAGTCAAGGTTCCAGACACATTAAGCCCTCCCGACACAGAGACCGCCGTTCCTGCCGCTTGAGGAACGGTGAGCCTCGCGCCTCCATTACTAGCTCCAAAAAACTTCATGTCCCCGTTCGCAGAGGTTATGTTGAGACCATTTACGCCAACGGCAGTTGAAATCTTTCCAGGTATTGACCCTTCATAGTTCCCTAAAATAAGACCGCCAGAGGCTGTGAGGCTTGTGTCTGCACCATTTCCGTACCCTTTTCCAGAAACAAAAAGCCCTACGTTCGCAGACGATTCAACGACGAGACCGACTCCTGCCGAAGCTGTCCCAAGGACGCCATTGTCGAACCATCCCGCTCCGATATTGTATGAAGTTCCTCCCCAACTAGATCCAATCGGGATGGTCAGATATATTTCATTGCGGTTCGGATCTGGATTAACGTCTGCGATGTGAAATGGACCGCCAGAAAGATTTCTTACGGCTCCGGAAACTGTCACTATCATTCCAGGAACCAAAATATGTTCGGAAGAATTTAAGAAGATTCTATCCCCACTAACACCGCTGATGCTATAAAACACAGACTCTATAACTTTACCCGAACCGCCGCCGCTGCTGGCGATCATCAACGGATTTAAGCGAATTGGAAATGGTCCAGATGTATTAATTGCCGAACACGTAATGTTATTTCTATTGAACAACACTCCTTTATCACGGTCATCTCTATCGACTGCATAATTTAACATATAGCCATCTCCTGTTCCAAGAGCGAAACCACTAGCGTTTGTGTTCGTCGGATACTGATTTGCGGTATAAGCATTTATGCCTCTTATTTTTCCGGTCGCAGTTAAAAGACTTCCAGAAATCGTAGTAGGACCGTTCAAACTAACAGTTCCAGTTCCGGTTTTGAAGGTAACGTTTCCAGTCTGAGTGAACTCATTGTTGGTGCTTATTTTTCCACAAGTTATATCGCCGCCACTAAGAGTTCCGTATTGAACAGTGGGGCCTCCGCTTTCAGAAAGCTTAATGGTGCCAGATGTGATACCGCTCAAATCAAACACTCCGCTACCACCGAACTCCAACTTATTGTTCACCTTAAGTCCAGAGACGGTTGTCAGTCCAGACACGTTCAGGGCAGTTGCAGTATTGTTCGCGATACGAACTGGACCGTTAAAAATTACATTAGAAGTTCCGTTCTGGGTAAGGCTCTTTCCCGTGGCGATCGTCACATCTCCGTTCAACGTAACGCTTCCAGCTCCAGTTCTGAACGTTCCATTTTGTGTGTCGTCCATATGTATTGAACCGCTGCCAGTTGTGTTCAACGAGGCACCAGAAATTGTAACATTCTGGTACGCTACAATACTAGAATTTGAAACAGACAGTCTGGTATTTCCGTCAGCATCTCCTAAAAATATGGAACTAGAATTAGTTGATGGCCGAATACGTAGATTCTCGGTCCCTCCCACGGTGACGCCATCTAAATATCCTGCTCCTGTTAGATTTATTCCTCCGTTGGCGGTGAGAGCATTATTCACCCTAAGTCCCGAGACGGTTGTCAGTCCAGACACGTTCAGGGCAGTTGCAGTATTGTTCGTGATCCTGACTGGACCATTCAAAGTAACGTTTCCAATTGCGGTTGTGAATTCCCCGGCTCCAGACCCTCCTGTTGCTCCCATCGTTAAATTCTGACCAGCCGCGATCGTAAGGGCTCCTCCGATACTAGCAGCTTCAGTAGTGGACAGCGCTCCGCCGCAAATGTTCGTTCCTGAAATGATTCCGGTGCTGCTGATTCCGCCGTTTGCCGTCAAAGTTCTCGTCGAAGCAATCGTGACATTTCCGTTCAGACTTACGTTTCCAGTTCCGGTTGTGAACGTATCTGCAGTCAATGTTCCGGAGACGTTAAGTCCTCCCGACACAGATACCGCCGTTCCTGCCGCTTGGGGAACGGTAAGCCTGGCGCCTCCATTACTAGCTCCAAAAAACTTCATGTCGCCGTTCGCAGATGTTATGTTGAGACCAGCACCAGTTCCAATTGCCGTAGATATATTTGAGGTTTGGTTCGGAGTATAGTTTCCTAAAATAAGACCACCGGATGCTGTCAGGCTTGTGTCTTTGCCACTACCAGCTCCCTCGTTTCCATAATACCCTCCGATGAAAAGTCCGTTGTTTTGGTAGCCGTTTGCAACCAACCATGTGTCTGTAAAACCGTCCTGTCTAAATCCAGTAATATTGCCAGCTACTTGTCCGTCGCCTAAATGTTGGTCTGCGTACGAAAAAGTACCTCCCAATCCTCCCTTACTATTTCCTAAAGTAACTACATTGCTTGCTGTGTTATGTTCTAAAACATAATATGTCCCACTCACTGTGTTGCCACTAGAAAAGAATTTTAGACCAGTTCCGCTAATAGTCACAGACGTTCCGATCGGCAAGGGTTGGTTTCCAGATATTAACGTCATTGAGCTAATGTATCCGGATGCGGTGGTAGTCCCGTTTTTAAAGACGTCACTAGGAGCCTGAATTTTCCAAGCATATGAAGCAAGCCCACCGCTCGCATTGAAATTGCCAACTAAGTATTGTTCAAAAGACCTGATTGAATTCACAGAGCCGTATGTAATTATACTTCCAGTCGTAACTCCTGCTTGCCAATTACGAGCTAGATCGTTGTTGTATATAGGATTAATAATTTGACCCCCACGAATGCCATTGTAGGCGGTCAGAGTCTTTCCACTTATCGTCACATCTCCGTTCAACGTAACGTTTCCAGTTCCAGTTGAGAATTTTCCACTTCCAGACCCCCCTGCCACTCCCATCGTTAAATCGTTATTAGCTGTCACAGTTAGGGCTCCTCCGATACTAGCAGCTCCAGTAGTGGACAGCGTTCCTCCCGAAATTGAAGCTCCCGAAATGTTCCCGGTGACAGTAAGTCCTCCCGATACCGTAAGTCCTCCCGACACAGAGACCGCCGTTCCTGCCGCTTGGGGAACGGTGAGCCTGGCGCCTCCAGTCTGTCCGAAGAAGTTGATGGCGCCTCCAGCTGAGGTTATGTTGAGACCGTTTGCGTTTGTTGCAGTTGAAATCTTGCCAGGTTGACCATTCACGTAGTTTCCTAAAATAAGACCGCCGGATGCGGTGAGGCTTGTGTCTGCTCCGCCTCTATTCCATTTTCCTCCAACGAATAATCCGGTGTTTGCAGTTGTGTTTACAATTAAAGATGAACCGGCGGTGAAGGTTTCAGTGTCTGGTTTGTAGTAAGTTTCTCCAAACGAGTAAGTCCCGCCGAAAAGAGGCTGATCAGTGGCACCCAAAGAAACTTTGTTGCCATCCACGCTCTCAACGTATCTTGTTGTTCCATGTGAAAGTCCGCCTGCACTCCCCGATATCGTTACGATCATACCTCGACAGATGATACTGGAGGCTCCAGAGATTGTAAAATATTGTAAATCAGAGCTAGCTCCGCCTGATACTCCAGTTATAGGAAATGAAAGTTCAACTGGGAGTGCTACCGCAGCATCACCATCACTATTTTGTCTAGTATATGGCTCTATGAACCGTATAGGTCCTACTTCTTGCATGAATATCGCAGCAGGTTTCATACGGCTACGATCTATGATATTATAGTCTTCGGTGGAGGTGCCGTATTTAGCCAATCGGAAAGGAGTATTCGTCGGGAAATACGAGATCTTGTTATAATTTGAGCGATCAGCGTCAACAGCCGTTCCCGCAGTAATTTTTGCGGTGGACACGATTCCTCCGTTTGCAGTAAGAAGTCCTGTCATAGTTGATGCGTTCTGAACCGTGAGGCCAGATAAGGTTGATGCTCCCGAAACGTTCAATGCGCCGGATACTGTGATTCCTGCGTTCGCAGTAAGAAGACCTGAGACTGTGGTTGCGTTGTTGAGACGAATCGCTCCGCTCACGGAACTGAGAACCAAATTATTGTCTCCGCCAGAAAGAGTGCTAGTTGCCTGAATCTGAACGCTTCCGTCCTTCACTGTCGGGTCGCCGATAGTAAGTCGTCCGCCAGAAACGCCAGTTCCGGAAATCGTCAGACTTCCTCCCGAAATGTTTCCAGTTACCGTGATTCCTCCGTTCGCACTGAGGAGTCCTCCGATAATCGCGGTTCCGCTAGTGGACAGCGTTCCTCCAGAGATTGAAGCTCCCGAAATGTTTCCTGCAACAATTATATTGCCACTCACCGACACACCAGTCCCAGATGCCTTTGTAAAAGACACTGTGTCCTTGAATTCTCCAGTATTTGCGATGAATATAGACCCGGAATTCGCGTTAAAAGTTGCACCAGACGAAATAATTAAACTTTCAGCTCCCTGAAGAGTATATCCTCCACTAAGAGTCACGGATTCCAAAGTATTTAGCGTGGCAATTTGCACTTTACCATTGAATTTCACAAATCCTGCGTCAAAAACCATTCCAGAACAATTATTGAACTGAACTGGTCCTGAAATATTCGTTATTACCGTATTTGTATTATTTGCAAAAATTCCGTTGCTCGCAGTCAAGAGTCCTCCGATAGTAGCATTAGATGTTGTTGTAAGTTCTGCTCCAGAAATATTGCCTGTCGCAGTAAGATTTCCACTCACTGTGGTTGCGTTGTTGAGACGAATCGCTCCGCTCACGGAACTGAGAACC